CCGCGTTATTGTCCAGCGTTGCCGTTGTGCTGATTTCTGATTCGTCAAACTCTGTGAAGGTGCCTGCTGCAATGTCTGCAATCGTCCCTGCCTTCTCGCTGGTGTTGTAAACTCGCCGCCGGACACACACCGCCAGCTTACCCGACTGCGCCAGCCCGGCAGCCCATGCCCACCGCCCAGCCCAAATGTCTGCGTTCACGTACTTCTGCCAGATCCGCGACCACGGACTGCCGACCGTCCAACCCTCGACCGTCCTTCCGTTCGTGCCCTGAAAACCAAACACCAGAACACTGTTGCTAGCCCCCGCATAAATGTCTGGCTCCACATCCGAAGTGCTCAGTGTTGAGACAGTCGGCACCGTGCCAGCAGTCTCTGCAATCAACTTGCCCGGAACACTGCTACCGCCCAGCCCGAAGATCCGGCCGACGTGGCTGGTGATTGCCCCTGTGGACGTGCTCCAGCTCACCGCCGCCGCTCTGGTATCACGTGTTCCGGTCGGTGGTGGCGGAAACGATACAGGGCAGGTTCCGGCCCGCAATTCGCCGTCATAGGTTCCCGATGTCAATGGCTCTTCCGCCGGCCCCGGATTGCAGGTATCGGACACCAGCACCCACGTTGACGTTCCGGCGTTCCACTGAAACGTACAGGAACCTGAACCGCCGGCGGAATACGTGGCGTCAAACTTGATCCCGCTAATGTCCCCTGTGGACTGCGACCATGTCACATCAAGATTGATTGCCGCATCCGGCCACGGCCCACCTGTCACCGTCGCCGCTGTGCAGTCTGCCGTTGCCTCAAACAGGGCTTTAACCACGCTCGCAGTGGCATTGTAAGGGACTGTGATTGTTTCGCTGCTTGTCTTCGTGCGGAAGTACACATTGCCGCCCTGCAGCGTGTGCGGGTGCAATGTATATTCTTTGTTCGCTGTGTCTGTCGTGTAGTCGTCCCATTCCACCGCCGGGTCAATGGAATGCGGAATCAGATAATCACCGCCAGACAATCCCGCCGGGCTGACCATGCGCGTAGCGTTCAGTGTCTGGAATGAGAGACCACCGCCAGCCGAATAGGCAAACAGCCCCTGCATCGTTGCCGATTCGGCTTCTGCGCCAGTCGTGCTGTTCAGTTTGACAATCTTCAGGCACTGCGCCGCCGTGGCTGTCAGTGCCCCTCCTGAACGTGGTCCCGGAGTTGACGCGAACGCACCCATTGCAGCCACGTACACCGCTCGGTTATTCGTGGTCCATTCGTTCACCACGCCGCTGATTCTGTCGGCCCCGTAGTGTTGCGCCCACAATGCGCCCGGCCCGTACTCCCATTCCGTCACGCCAGTGCTGGCGGTCAACCCCTTGATCGTCACAGGCTCAACGGTTTTGCATCTGCAGCATCGGCCCAACAGCATCAGAACACCTCACGCGCAGTCTGCTTCGCACACTCGCCACTCACCATTCAGCCACCGGGCTTGAACGATCGTCGTTGCGGGAAGGCTGATCCGAAGAAAACGATTGACCACGGTTTCGTTCCGTCCTGTGTCAACCATGTTGCCTGCTGTGTCCTTGTCCCACACGCTCATCGTTGCCGTTGCTGGTGCGGTCCCAAAGTCGCTGGCTGCTGCTAAATCGCCGTCCAGCTTGCCGCTGATGTCCATCGGCTGGCCGACCTGCTGCCCCATCATCCGCGCCATTACGGATTCAATGGCAATCGTCAGATCATTCAGGCCCGCGGCTGTCAGCCGCTGCCCCTTGGCGAACTTCTCGGGGTGCTTATCGCCCTGCGTCATGATTGCGCCGTCCAGAGTGTGTTGAAGTTAAACGTCTGAAACATTGGATCATTCGAATCTGCCGACAACACCCGGTCATAATCTGCCGTATCGTCACGCCACTGGTGATTCCAGCCGTACACCAAATTGGCTTCCGGATCGTTTGCCACTCGGGGTGATGTCGTCAACGCCTTCTGTGACTTCGCAGAGAATCTCAGTGTGATTTTCCGTGTACTGAATTGCCCATTCGTGCTGAGGGTGATTTCATCTGAAAAACCCTCGAACAACAGCGTTTCCGGCCTGAATGTCTGCGGGCTGCCCGGCATTCGAAAATTGCTGTCGTTGACACATCCCTTCATTCTCTCCAGCGTAACCCATGGGACAGTCTGAACCTGATGCCATGTCAGCTCGTGCGTGCTAATTGCCTCCGGTATGACTGGAGTGACGTCCGCCGGAAGTGCCTTATTGTCAGTCTCCCACTTGCAACTTCTGCCCAGCACCGTCCGAAATTCCAGATTGCTCTGCTGCGTGTAAGTGCACCACGTGCCGGCTGGTAGTGGCGTCGGGTCGTTCGGGTCTTGCTGCTGTTCTTCGTCGATCTGCATCGGGCTGTAAGTGATTGTGATTTTCGCCAGCGTGTCATGCCTGAGTTGCTGCGTGTTGGGGTCCGTGATGGACTCGGCGACGGGCTTTGGTGTCAGTTTGTCAATCGTGAATTTGTCGGCTCGCACCGTCGGCCAATAGGACGAATACGATGCCGGTTTACCAAACACGCCGCTGCTGTAATGCGCTGCAATGAATGTCCATCGGTCATCCCAGGCCGTGAGAAAAATGCGCGTGAATGACAGTTCGCCGGACCTGTCGCCGGATTCCTGCGGACTGTCTTCGTGCTCGACGAATGCCGGGTAACTCATCTGCGTTTATCCCAAAATCGGAACCAGTGGCAGGCCCGTGATTCCTGTGGCGATTGCCCGCTGAACTTCCAGTGATTGCTTCGCCAGTTCAATCTGCTGTTTCTGCATCTCTTCCTGTTTCTTCGGTGCCAGTTGATCCTGCAGCCGCTGAAACATCTGCAAGGCTCCGCCGCGTTCGATCTGCACTTGCTCCGCTGCGGCTGCCATCGTTTGTTCGGCCATCGGTATCAAAGCGGGTGCCGGAGGTCGCTCAATCTGCTGCCCGTCTTTTCTCTTTTGTGCCTCTCGTCCGGCCTCCTGCGCTGCCGTGATGCGACCCTGCCTGATCAATGCCAGTTCGGCCTGCAGTCCCGGCAGAATGCCTGTCAGGTCGCTCGTGCTGCTTTTCAGTGCGGACTGCTGCAGCGTCGGTAGCTCCATCCGTTTTTCGCCACCGAACAACACGCCCGGACTCATGTTGTGGGCAATCGCCTTTGCTGTATCAACGGCCATTGTGGCCATATTCGAAAAACTGTTGCCAATGTCGCTCAGGACATTCGACGCCAGATTTTTCAGGCTGCCAAAAATGTAGCCGATTGCGAACCCCAAATCCTCCAGGTTGTTCCTCATCTCAGTCCATTTCGCCATCGCATTCCCGGCGAACACAGCAGCCGCTGAACTGGCGTTATTGATCGGCTCCACAATACCTTGGATTGCTGACACCATCTGATTCGCCATCGGCAGAAATGCCGTGCCGATCTGAATGGCCAGTTGCTGCACACTGGTCTGCAGCTTGCCAAACATCCCGCTTGTTGTCTGCGCAATTCGCTCGTTCATTCCGGCCAATCGCCCGCCGCCCGTGGTCAGGCCCTCCAGTGCCTGCCTCACCATGTCGTAAGAAATCAACCCGTTTTCCATGTCCTTCTTCAGGTCCACCATGCTCCGGCCTGTGGACTTGCTGATTTCAAACAACGGCGAAAACCCGCTGTTAATCAACTGGTTTGCTTCCTGCCCCATCAGCCGGCCAGCCGCCTTCACCTGCGCCATACCACGCGCCAGCAGCATCAGTTGTTCCGCGTCACCCTGTGCCACTTCTGTCAGATTTGTCAGGATGCCGAACGCTTCCTCAGTGCCCACGCCGAAATTCATCATCAGTTTTTGGGCCTGTGACAACTCCTGCAGCCCGAAGACGGTTTTCTTGTCCAGCTTTCGAAGGTCATCCAGCAGCGTTTTCGCCTTCTCTGCGCTGCCGGTCAACACCTCAAACGATATCGCGGTCTTCTCCGCCTCCATTGTCAGTTGCGCCATCTTGACCGCGCCCGCAGTCACCCCCAACGCCGCCAGCGTCCCGCCGATCCCGCTAAATGCACTCCGGATGCCGGATAAAGCACTGCCAGTCCGCTTCGCTGCTGCGGTCATGCCGTCCATTGCGGATGATGCACGCCGCGCCTGCGTGTCCACCTGCCGCATCCCGTCGGCAGAAAAAATCACCTGTGCTTCTTGAACCGTGACGGCCATTATTTTGCGTCCTGTTTCTGCCAGATGTCTTCAGGGCACCACATTCCCGCCCACGCCAACGCTTGGTACATGGTCAGTGTGCCGATTTGCTCCGGCGTCCATCCGTACCGCTCGGACATATTCCGGAAGATCGTGGCCCACGGAACTGTTCTGCGTGACGGCAGATTGACACCCCCGCCACCGGGTGATTTCAGTTTCCCAGCTCTGGCCGTTCTTCCGCCTTGTGCAGCGCGTGAATAATAGCCTTGATATCACTGAACCACTCGACAAAGTCGCAGCCCAACTGAATGCCGCGTTCAATCGGCAGCAAAGGCGGAAACTCCTCCGGATGATGCACGGACAACGCCCGCCAAACGGAATATCCGATCCCGCGCAGCGATTCGTCAAACCGTTCCTCGTCCTGCAGTGTGGCAATCAAGGGACGTGCTGCCACATCTGCTGCAATCTTGAATGCAGCTTGCCGCTGTGCAGGATCTTTGATTTCCTCCAATCCTGCATACGGGCTGCCCATACGCTGCAGAATGGCCTGTTCTTTGAGCGCGTGATCGGCCAGCGTCCGAACTGCCAGCCGATACACTCGCCCGTCTTTTGTCAGCTCAATGGCCCGTCGGCCAATCAGATTAAACAACCCGTCCGCCACGGTTTCTACTCCTCAAAAGGTCATGCAATGATATCAAACGCTGTGCCAGACTTCGCCGGCAATCCCTGCCCGTCGAATGCGTAATCAATCGCCACCGGATCTCCGCTGTCAGCGTCAAACGTGATCGGCCCAACCTCAGTGATGACGATGGTTCCGTTGATGTAGTCGTCTGAGTCTGCATGGAACTGCGCCGCCACTTCGTCACCGCGTGCCAGTGGCTGCGCCCCGCCGGCGTGCAGCATAATGGTGACAGTGCCGGACCACTCGCCCACGCCAACCGTGGTCTTGCGCCAGCCGCCTGTGCTGTTCGTTGCGTACTTTGCGGACGCTCCGCCGATCGTCAACTCCCATTTGCCGGTATGGTCAACTTCGGTCGGAGTTCCGCCGGTTTTGAAGGTCATGGACTTGCCGGTGAACGGTGTTCCTGCGGGCATTGTATTTGCTCCTGATTACGGTTTTGCGGTTGCGGAATAGAGAATACCAATTTTCAAATTCGTGGCGGTTGTGGCCACGCCCAAGATCGTCACGAAGTCGCCTGTGGCCAGATCGGCATAAGGTGCAATTCCTCCGGCGTTCACGCTGCAGACATAGACCTGTCCAACAGTGAAGGCCGAATTAAATGTCAGGTTTCCGCCGTAGCAGTATTGCAACGGCTGCCCGTCGCTCGCCCCGTGTAATGCAATCCCAATGGCCTTCGATGATGCCAGGACATCCGCATCGCAAGGCCTGAGTTTGTTGCTGGCCGTTGTGTCTGCGTACACCGGCTGGCCGGCGGTCACAGTCCCGCCGGCGGTGCCATATCCAATCAGGCTGGTAGCGGTCTTCACCACGCTCGCCGCTGTCACACTCACGTCAGCCATGTCTCACACTCCCACGTGCATCAGATCGAACTGAACCGCCGTCGTCCAGACGCCTGTTGCGTCGTCCTGTGTTGTCGTCATTTGCCCGGAAGGCTTCGCGGTCGCAATCTCCACCGCGCTGCCTGTGTATCCCTGATTCTGCCAACTGGTGACGGCCTGTTGTGCGATGGCTTTGCTGCGGTCGTAATCGATCGACATGCAACCCAGCGTCAATGATGTCCGCCAGCCCTGACTACTGTTTGTCCGCCAGGCTGGCTCACTCACAGCATCGAACACAACCAGATCGTCAAAGTATCCATCGTCGTCCGCGTCATCCTCCAGTGTCTCTGCGTACTGATCGACACTGGCCACCAGCCTTTCAACCGGGACAAGGTCGCACAGTGCAGCCGTAGCGGCCCACCATTCGCCTATTGCCCGATCAATGCCAGTCTCTGCCATTATCGCACCGT